ATAAACAGTTGCAAAATCTCCACCAGTTATTCTACCTAATTGAAATTGAGCCTCTAAGTGTGTAGTAACGGCTTCCATTAAGTCATCAAAGACTCCAGTACCTGTAACTACATTGTCAGTAACTGTTAAAGCACTACCTTGGGTTAATGTTGCATTAGTAAGTGGCATAGTATTATCCTATTGATCCAGTTGCTTTTTGTTTTATTGCTAATTGTTGTATTTCTTCGTCAGTTAATGGCGGAAGAACTTCAACATTAAAAGCTTTAATATTAGTAGGTTCCATAAAATCTTGTCCATTACGAGTAACTTTTTTAAATATTTGGCATTCTGCAGCCATAAGATGTTCATAAAGAATATTAGGTATATGCCAACCATCTTCGTTATTATAAGGAATATACTTTTTAACGGGTTTACCGCCATTAAGTGATTTATTACCAACTGTAAAAATATCACCACTATGGTCACGTTTAAGAGGATTATTTGATCTTACAATTACACGAATAAGCTTTTGAGCATGTGCTTCTCTTAAACCCTGTAATTCAACACCATTCCACATAAAATCATTAGCAATTACTTCTTCTTCTGTTAAATGAACACCACTTGAATCAGATGTTTCAAGAGATTCAGTTATTAGAGTACCTTCTTGGGTAGCTTTTAAAGCTTTCTCTAATTTATCACGTTTAGTATTAAAATGCATTTTAATGCCGTGATTATGTAACTCATCACTAATTTGTTTGGATGTCATTTCTTCAATTTGCATAATATCTCCTTTAAAAATCTTCCCCACATACGAAGTATGTGGAGAAGATAAGAAAACTCAAATTAAGCTTTCTTAGTCCAAAGAATACCTAGGCGTTCAGGGCGTAAAGCCATGAAACCATAGTACCATTTGATTGAGTAAAACCCTTTTTCACCGTAAGGGTCATTTACGTCCGCAGTCTCTCTACCTGGCTTCTTGTGAGTAGTAGTGAATTTCAAAGTCTTACCATCAGTTTGGAAACCAATAGTAGTAAATGAACCATCACCTACACAAAGCATTGGGTAAATATCAACACCCGATGCACCGCCACCAAGAGAAGTAAGCATTTCAGGAACTACAATAAAACGGAATTGGTCCACTGAACCAATTTCACCATTTAGAATTGTAGTAGCATCAGCGTACTTTTCTACGCCAATAAATCCTGAACCAACACCTGAACCAGAAATGTCAGTCATCTTACGTACTAGAGGAATTAAATCTGGTCCAATGTACATAACACGTCCACCCATTACAGTTTTAGTATCAGTCATACGAGAACCTGAAATTATCTTAGTTGTTCTTGGAGTCTTGTTGTTATCCAAAGCAATAGATAAAGTCATTAGGTCATCATAATCAACAACTGCAGCTACAGTAGCTTTAGTTGTTACTACACCTGGATACTGAACAGTACCATTTGTAGTAGCTTCGTTGATTAGGTCTTTTTGTAATTGAGCTTCAGTTAGCTCAGTTGCACCTACCATCATTTCTTCAGTTATATGAGATAGTAACTCAGAATCTGAATCGAAATCCAAAGACTCTTGAGTATACTCAGTGAAGAAACCTTGCTTGATCAGTGAACCAGTTATTTGTGTACGTGTGAAACCTACACGGTTAACTCTTCCACCGTTCTCAGTTAATGCTGGTAGACGATCAGCAATAATACCAACGTCTTTAGAAGAACCGTAAATATTACCTGCAGTCTGAACTGAAACAACACCTGCACCTGATACAGCATTAGCAGCAGTTGCAAAAAACCCAGTATGAGTTGAAGTAGCTGCTGTATAACCAGTACCAGTTGTGATTTCAACACCAGCGGCATTGTAACCTTTAAATTTAGCAGATGTAACAATTAGACCTGCTGCATCAAGACCTTGGTCTGATGTATTTAAAACATCTAATAATGGTTGATAAACATCCTGCTTAATTGTCTTACCATGATGTTTAGGCATTGCCCTTACATCTGCCAAAGGCATAAAGTACTGAATATCACGTACTTTAATAAGCGCTTTTTTAAAGTAAAAATCAGTGCGCGCTTGAGCACCGATATTACTGGCGCCATCAGCGCCTGTACCGTATTCTAAAGCCATTTTAAGCTCCTATAAACGTTTAAAAGAAAAAGATTACACATCAGCTAATTTCATAAATTCTTCGTCCGTCATGTTAAGATAACTTTTTGGACCAGAATTAGCTTTACTTGTAGTCTTCTTTGTTGCTGCTGCAGCTTTACGCTTTTGTTGTATCTCAGCAGCATCCTTTGCTTTAGTCTTAGGTAAAGATGCTTTAGGAGGTGCTATTTGACCATCTGGTATTATTGAGCCTTGTTGTTGCAGATGTTCAGCTACTTGTCTATAAGCTTCTACATCAGGTACATTTAACCTACCTAATGCTCTTTCTGTATCAACAACGGATTGAACTTTATCATATACACCATTAAAAACATGGTCATTGATGATTGAGATAATTTCAGGGTTATCGGATATTAAATTTTTACTTTCATTGTCCCACTCTTTTGCTAATATGTTTATAGTCTTATCAAAAGATGCAGTACCTCTAATATCGTCAATTGCCTGATTTATCTTAAATTCTTTATCACTAACTCCATAATCTTTGGGTTTATAGCCCACCTCTTCATCAGTATCTATATCTAACGGATCAATACCACTGTCCTTTATAAGCTGAGCAATTGCTTTAGGGTCTTTTTTAGAAATATCGATTAGGTTGTTAAGTTTAGCTTGATCTAACAATCCTTCTTTTTCTAACATATTTATCATTTTTAAATGAGGACTTAATGTCTTCATCTTATTATGATAGTCAGCGCCCTTTTGCATTAAGGCAATAGCATCGTCAATATTATTGACTTGCATCATCCTCTTACTAGCTTTAAACGGTGATGTAATCCGTTTGTATGCAGCTTCAAAATCTACTTCACCAGTTTCTTGAGTTTCCTCTATTGTTTCTGGTTCTTTGACATCGGTAGTTGCATCAGTCTCCTCAGACTCTGTAACAAGGTCTTCTTCTAATGTTTCAGCTTCCGCTTCAGGAATATCAATAGGCGGGTCAGTTACTACATCTTCTGTTTTATCTTCTTCAGATTCATCGGTAGTACTCTCAGATGCTTCAGTTTCCTCAGGAGGTTCGACCTCATCAGGAGTTGCCTCTACATCTTCGCTTGCTACTTCTTCAGAAGTTTGCTCTTCTTCAGAAGTGTCAATTTGGTCAGTGCTTTCTTGAAGTGCTTGTTCATCTAATGCATCTTCAACTTCACTTAAATTTTGTTTTAGGAATTCTTCATCAGATAATCCTAATTGATTGTCAACAGCCATTAGCTTAAGTCCTCCTGAAGTATTTCAGTTTTAGCATTCTCATCATCTTTATAAGCTTGCTCTGCCTGCATACCTCTTGTAAGGACACTGTCAAAAAAGTTACTTAAAGCACCAATACCATATATCATATTGTCAATTAACTTTTTTTGATCCTCGCTTAATGCACTACTCTTAGCCATAACTAAGCGTGCTGCTTCTTCTTTAAAATAATAATCAAGTACTACTTTTTTAAATTCTCTATTTTTAAAAAGTTTTAATGTACTCTCTTTAATATCAATAAAATGCTTTGCTTCTTGCATATTATTATCTAATTCTTCTAACTCTTCTTCTGTGCTCATCGTGTGTCCTCTTATTGAGATAAAAACAAAGTAGTGCTACTTTTACATATAATATCCTTAATTTATTATATAAAGTATCTAATTTCGCGATTATATCACGATTTTTCAAACATTACCCCTCATTTAACATTGGTTCATTAATTATTGCATCTGCAAATTTACTATCCATAGTGTTTTGTTGATCAACTTGTTTTTGATTCATAGTATTTTGCTGATCAGTTTGTTTCAAATCTTGTTCATGTTGTCTGTTAACTCCTGACTCTTGTTCTACAAAGTTTAAATCATCTAAATCAGACTTACTATTTAAGCTTCTAGACTTAGACAATTCAGTTTGTGTCTTCGCTTTCTTATATTCAACATCAACTTGATTTTCCATTGCCTTAGCACTTTCATTAGCTATTTGTGCTTGTAGTAATTGCATTTCAAGTTGTGCTTTCTGCTCAGCCATTGGATTAGGTTGTGGGTGATACTCTTTAATCTGTTTAGATAATTCAGGCATTTTGCGTAATCTAGTAATGTCAGATAAAATAATTTGTGACATAGATGGGTCCATGTTATTACCCATCGTTTGTAACATAAAGGATAGTTCTTCAGCTTTTTCGTTATCTGCTTCAGCTGTAGATATATTTAACTTAATATCATACATACCACCTAAGTCTTCACGATTAATAGCAACAAATTCTTCATTTGTTACTCGTATAATTTCTTGATCAGATAAAAATTCAGAATTCATTGAAATAATTTTACGACCTATTTGATTAATACCAGCAGCTAGTCGTCTCAATATTCCTAGTTCACGTTTAGAAGCTGCATCTAATGCACTTCTTATACCAGTAGCTGTATTACCTAAAGCTTGTCCACTGATACCACTATTAAATGCTTTAACACCTGTTAAGGATTCCGCTTCATTGTTTTGTAGATTAAGCATATTAAGAGCACTCTGAGGTATCTCAGGATATACATCCATATGAAAAGCTTGTCTAGGGTCTACATTAGAATTAAATTTATAATCAGCCCCTTGTTCAAACTTACGTGCATTAGTAACATCTAATGCATCTTTACGGATACCCATTTGTCCATTGGCTGATCTACCAATAATATCAATCATACCTCGTGTTACAGCACCAATAATCTTTTGGTTATCTTCTAGTAATGCACCATCTGGTTGCCCATATATATTTTTACGTACTGGTAAGTATTGAACTGATACAAAAGGTAGTTTTTTATCAGGGAATGGATTTGACTCCATTCTAATTAATACATCACCTACCCAAGTAGCTATAAAAGGTTCTACTTCACCAGTATCATTTATATCCCAATACCCCCAATATTCAAATACTATTATTTTTTTACGAGGTTCATCTTTAAATTTAAAGTTTGTAGTATCTTCAAGATTATGGTCAGGTTGAGCTAATGGAGAAGCATTCTCTATTATTATATGTTCTAAATTTTCATATCTTCCATCTTTTTTGAGTTCAGACATTGATGTCTCAAAATTATATATAACAAAGTTAGCTTTATCTAACTCCCCTAAACATGTAGGATCAATAATTATATTGTTATAGTCACATACTTCTAATTCTGGTTGATTTTTAATAATTTTTGTTTCTTCTTCCATATGTGTACCTGTTTGCATAGGCATCATTGGAGTACCAGTTTCCATAGTTAACTGATGTGCTTCTTGCATTTCTGGAGGAGTTTCATTTTGATATGTTTCAGGGTCTTGTTCCATCATTTGATGTAACTGTTGATGCATTTGACCTGATTCAGGTGATTCTTGAAATTCAAAATCAGGAACTTCGACTTCTATAATTTCATCTTTGTAATCCCAACCTACTTTAACTACAACAGTACCTTCATCTACAGCTGTACGGATGTATTCATCGATAAATGCTGTTTTATCAAGTTTACAATTTATTTGATAGTTAAGTAATAATTGATTCTGTATAGCTGACTCTTTATCTTCAAAAGTCATAGGTGCTGTATTAAATAAATCATCAGTAGATAGAAAAGGCTCACTTAATGAAGCATAACGCCATTCAGCTTGTTTACGAATAAGTTTAGGAACAATCTTCGATCTTCCAACCTTATTAGCAATTGTTTGTTCACCTTTTAAAGCACTTAACCAAGTATCAACTTCTAATACATGAGATGTATGAGATGCTTGTGCTTCTTCATAATCTTGTTTAAGTTCTAATAAGTCAGGAGGATTCTTCCAATCTACAAGCTTTTTTGGTTCGCTTAAATCCATATCTAAGTCATGTTGTTTTTTAGCCATTAGCGACTTCCCTTAATTGTTGTGCTACATAATACTGCATTATTCGGATATCTTCATATTTTTTAACTTTATGTAGAGTTTTACCTTGATACTCTATTGTTGTATCCATGTATTTATCAAATAAGCCTACAGTATTTTCAAATAAAACACAATATATGTCCCTATCTCTTGCTATTTCTGTACAGAAATATTCATATAC